GATCTGATTACCCACAAAATATCGTGGCCCGTCGAGGGCGATCCGCGTAAAACTGAATGTGTCTTTGAGCTACGCGCCGGGGCAGTCCAAGATGTGTTGCCGCCATCAATCCATCCAGACACGGGCCGTCCCTACGAGTGGGCAGGCAGGAGTATCTTCGATGGCCTGCCAGAGCTACCGCCCCAGCTACTTACAATCTGGAGAGAGTGGGATAAATTTCGGCCACAGATGCAAGCCATATGCCCTTGGCGGCGTGAGCCAGAATTTCAGCCACCCCGCAAGCCAAGGCCGAAAAACAATGACGGCACCAGCGTCATCGACGCCTTTAATGAGGCCCACGATATGCATTCGTTGCTCGTTCAGTACGGCTACAAGCAGACCGCAAAGGATCGATACCTGTCGCCCAACAGCACGTCCAAGTTGGCGGGGGTCAAAGTCTTTGAGGATGGCCGCGCCTTCAGTCACCATGCGTCTGACCCTTTCGACAGCGCCCACAGCTTCGATTGCTTTGAGCTATGGACGCAGTACGAACATATGGGCAATGTCACCAAAGCGGTAAAAGACGCCGCTGCGTTCCTCAACGTCAGCAACAATCCAGATTACGAATACGATCAGGAGGCCATTGAGCATGGCGCAACGGTGGCGGCATCAATTATGTCCAAGCCCTCGGCCAAGTCCGAGCCTCTGGGCAATATCCCAGATCATCTGCTGTCGATACCGGGCGTATTGCAGGACGTGGTCAACTATTATTCGATTACCGCCATCAAGCCACAGCCCCAGTTCGCTGTTCAAGCGGCCATCGCCTTTGGCTCGACAGTGATGGGCAGGCGCTGGGTGACAAACCAGCGGAACTTCTCCAGCTTATATCTGCTAAATATCGGTGAGACTGGATCGGGCAAAGAACACAGCAAGACCGTGCTGGAGCGGCTGCTTGAAGAGGCTGGTCTGGAAGACCTGATCGGGCCAGCGGGGTATACGTCTGGCGCAGGGGTGATGTCCACCCTGACCAAGAAGCCAGTTCACGTATCTGTGATCGATGAGATGGGCCGTATGCTCAAGTCAGCAGCGGCAGTAGGGCATCAGCATAAAGCTGACGCTTTGACATCCATAATGGAGTGCTTCGGGCGTACAGACGGCGTCATGCGACAGGCCGGCTATGCAACCAACACTATGAAGGCCAGCGAGGCTGAAAAGCTGGAGAAGGTGGTCAGGCGTCCTTCCTTGACGCTGGTCGGTATGTCCACGCCCAGCGAATTTATGAAAGCCATTGGCGGGGGCGATGTGGCGTCTGGGCTGCTGAACAGGTTCCTGATCGTGAAAACCGATATCGGCGTCCAGCTATCGCAGGAAATCACAACGTCCACAATTTCAGAGCGGTTGAAGTCTTGGGCCACTGATCACGCTTACGCCGTTAACGGGACGCTAGACCCCGGCTCCACGCACGATGTGCCGCCCTCACCAATGGAGGTCAGCTTCACGCCAGAGGCCAAGGCGATCCTGAGACGCTATGAGGAGCGGCTGGTCGATGCCATCAAGAAAGAGGCCGGCACTGGGCTGGAGGCCATGTACAATCGCTCTAGAGAGATTGCCATGCGGCTGTCGCTTATCATTGCGCGGTCAATGGGACAGGAAAGTATTGGTCTGGATGCGATGCAGTGGTCGATAGATTACGTCGAGCATTACGCCACCGAAACCATCAAGATGTTTAAGGCCAACATGGCTGATGGCCCCTTCGATGCGGCGTGCAAGGCAGTGTTCGCCAAGATCGAAACGGCGGGGCTGGGGGGCATCACTGAGAGCCAGATCACGCGCAGCGTGGGGGCATTCGCAAATATGGACAGGCGCAAGCGTGGAGACGTTCTGGACGCGCTGGCAAATGATCGTGGCATAGAGTGCCGAAACTTAAACGAGGGCAAGCGGGGCCGTCCGACGATGGCTTGGTTCTCGCCTAGCATCCAATGATTAACTGCATGATTTACTGCATCACTAAACATTTGGGTATTTGTCAATGATTTCAACAGGTTCTGATTTATTGTATTTACTGCATTTATTGCGACACCTTGGGGGGTATCTATACTCCTCACCCTCCACCCCCCTCATACATAGTTGGTGGGTAGGGGGTGGGGGGCAGTAATACACTATATATATAATAATAATAATAATAATAATATTATATATATAAATAAGGTACTTAGAGCGTTTCGATTTATTGCATTTACGGCTCTGCAATAAATAAGCAGAAAATAAAGTAAATAAATTAACGATGGCCCTTGATATATCCGTAAATGTGTTTATTTATAATTGTATAGAAACAGGGAGAGAACGAAATGACAAAAACTTGGGTAGTGGTCAAAATGAAAAATACAAGCGCCGTGAAGGCATGGCGTTGCTACGGTGACGTGGCGTGGGGTTCGGCTTTGTATGAAGTATTGGGCTATCACACGGGTAGCCACAAAGACGCAATTAAATCTTTTAAAAGGGAGGCAGCACAATGAGCGATCTAGAAGCATTCACGCTGGCGCTGCGCCTATCAGTAACCGCGCCAACAGATGAACTCGCAGAGGGGCCACTGCAAATCGCGCAGGAACTCTCAAGGCGGCTAACCGCCGATCAAGTCAATCAGGCCAAATCAATCATCGAACTGGAGACAGCACAATGAGCGGCGCAACAGCACAAGAGTTCGCCAAGTGGACAGACCACGCCAAGACCGTCGATCAAGACGCACTGGTCTACATCATCCAAGACTGCCGCAATGCGCGGCAGGCAATGAAAGGCTGGAACCCAGTCAAAGAAAATTACTACGCCGATCAGGGCATGACCTACAGCGACGAACTCAGGAGGAGGATCAAATGAACAATGATGGCGCGGTGCGCGTCAAAAATAGACAGGCCGCATCCGTCACAAATAGGACGGCAAAAGTAACAGTTCCAGATGCACCGTGGGAGAGCGAACCAATGACCGAATACAAAGAAAACCTCAAAATTTTAAATGACGCAGCATATGATGCTATCCGAAAATGCCCACACAAACACCCACACAAAGAATTGGCTGGTCTCATTCGCATTGCAAGAATTATCGATGATTTAATCGACAACATGTAAAATAAACTTTACAGATAGTAAAAAATCGTTATCTGTAAGCCACCATTTAAATATCAATCAGGAAAAAAAATAATGGAACTTCTAAAAATTCACGGATTAATCACAAATATCACCCAACACTACAGCGCATTCGCTGTAGATGCCGAAGGCCAAAACACCTTCATAACCAACAACCTCGCACGGTTCCTGCAATTAACCGTGGGTGATCAGGTGCTAATGGACGTAGTACCAAACCACCCAGACAAGGCGCAAACCATACCATACCGAGCAGTCGGCCTCGTTAAGATCAAGGAATGTGGCCCAACAGCACGTATCTCACAGGACGAGCCAGAAACAGATAATGGTGTGCTGGATCAGCTTCTGAACGAGTGGACAGAGCAAAAGCAAAACCCGCAGGAAATAATGGAAACAATCAAATTTCTGCTCAAAGCCGCCGACACGTATCTCATAACTTCAGAGGTGGTCGCAGCATACCGAGAGGAGCAGCCAGACCAAACAGATGTCAGCAATAAAGACATTAACAATGCCTGCCACCGCCTGTTTAAACAGTCAAAAATTGCAAGGGCTGAAGTCTGGGCAAAGCCAGATCAATCCAAGTGCAGCTATAACCTGTGGGCATTCGATGCATCACGGTTCACGCTATGAGCCTAGAACGCATCGAAGAGTTGGGTCAGATTTTGTCAAAACTTGACCTGACAATACAGCACATGCTGTCGTGCAAAATAACGCCAGATGACTTTCCAGACCTCAATGACGCACTCAAAATGCTAGAAGAGGCCAGAGGAATGCTGAGAGAAACATACCAAAACGTCAGGACAGACTATGACCGAAATTGACATAAAAGAAATCTTGGAAGCAATGCCAGACGAAATGAGCAACACCCAAGTGATGGCAGTAATCGCAACAATCATACACTCATATGATCTAGATCACATTTTTCCAGAAATTATGGTCGGCGCTGGGGAGGCGCTGTTTGATATCCACAGAAATCCAGAAAAAAGGGAAATGCATTGACCAGACACGCAATTAAACGAGAGCAGTTCACAGTCGATCACCTGACATTTGAACTGACAGACACGACATACGCAGTGATAGCTGGGGAGGCCGTACACGCTAAAGATCGACGCCCACTGTTCACAAGCACCATAACAAAAGGCATCGCCACAGAACTGCGTAGGCTGGCTCACCATTTTGATGAAAGAGAGGATGAATTGTGACCTATAAAATAAATGGAATTGAAGCAATCGCAATAGCCGCAACATTCGTTCACGAAAACCCCGAAATCCAACCAAAAGATCGTCGTAGAATAATGGCAAAAATGCTTGAGCCAATGATCGAAGAGCTATTCGGCAGCGATTACGAACCATATGAAGATCAGGAGGATAAATTATGATCATTAAATCTTGGCAATTCAGAGGATTTATGAGTGCAGAAATGCCGCCGAAATGGCTGGAGCCAGAATGCTCTAAGCGTGCGGGGAGCGCACACCTGTGGATACACACGCAGGAAGGTGAGACGGGCGCAGCGTCAGGGCAGTGGGTCGCCGTCAATTTGCGAGGCCACGTCAGCATACACAACACAAAGCCCGATGGCTGGGGCAGGGAGGTTATCGCAGGGGCTGCCTTCGTGGCGCTTGTTGCGGCTGTCCTAATTGTAATGCTATCCCTTTAATCGATGGCAATTAACGGGAGTTGACATCAAGCCCCGCCGAGGCGGGGTTTTTTACTATAGGAACGACAACCCTTTTTTTTAATTTAATTTTGCATTATATAGAAATAACAGGAGGGCCGCATCATGGCGAAAAAAACAACTGAGAAAAAACCAATGGGCAGGCCACCGTTTAAGGTATCAGATGAAGTGTTGGCAAACGCCACACGGTATATGTCGCAGGGTCTAAACGTCGATCAGTGCGCCAGAATGCTGGGCATTAGCAAGTCCACATTGATGCTTCATCAATCCAACAATTCGGACTTATCGGACAGCTTAAAAAGGGGGAGGGTTCAAGGAATTGAGGCCGTGACCAATACGCTGTTCAATAAAGCCGTCGAGGGCGACAACGTCTCAATGCTGTTCTGGCTCAAAAATAGGGGCGAGGGTGAGTGGGTCGAGAAAGTTGTCACCGACAACACAAACAAAAACACAACGCAATTAGACCTTACGAGGATATCCGATGAACAAATCAGTTCACTTGAAGCAGCTTTTGGGCAGCTTGACATTGGAACAGGTGAGAGCGGAGAAATATAAGCGAAGCCTGCATGAGTTTACGAAAGCCGCATGGCCGACGATTGAACCGGGCGTGCCGTTCAAAGATAATTGGCATCTTCAAGCAGTATCTGAACATCTTCAAGCAATAAAAGAAGGCGAAATTAAGCGCCTGATCATCAACGTGCCGCCACGACACATGAAGTCAATCAGCGTGGCCGTGGCGCTGCCTGCGTGGACTTGGGCATCGCAACCGCATAAAAAGTTCCTCTATGCGTCCTACGCCTCATCCCTGTCGATCAGGGATAGCGTGAAGTGCCGCAGGCTGATCGATAGCCCGTGGTACAAGGCGCACTTCGGTGACAAGTTTAAGCTGACCGACGATCAAAACCAGAAGCAGCGGTTTGAAAACGATCAGACAGGCTATAGGATCGCCACCAGTGTCGGGGGTGCTTTGACCGGGGATGGGGGAGACATTATCGCAATTGACGATCCCCACAATTCGGTAGAAGCAGATAGTTCTAAAGTCAGGGAGGGTGTGCTGGAGTGGTGGGATCAGGCCATGCAGACGCGACTTAACGATCCACAGACGGGCGCGTTTGTCATCATCATGCAAAGATTGCACGAACAAGACCTCACGGGCCATATACTCGCCAATGAGCTAGGCAATGAGTGGGATCACCTATGCCTGCCTGCCAGATATGAGATCGGCCACCCAACGCCCAACAGATCAAGCCTTGGCTTCACAGACCCACGCACAGAGGAGGGGGAGCTTCTGTGGTCCGACAGGATGGATGAGAAGACCTTGACAACCCTAGAGCGGTCTCTTGGCTCCTACGCAGCCGCTGGGCAGCTACAGCAGCGGCCAAGCCCCAAGGGCGGCGGCATACTCAAGGCGTCATGGTGGGTGCCGTGGGAGCGCGAGGAGCTACCCGAAGTTTCGTATGTAATCCAATCGTGGGATACGGCATTTGAAACTAAAGAAAGCTCCAGCTA